GAATTAAGAGCCATTTGTATCCCTTTCCTTTTTACCCCGACCTGCAGCAGTTAAGCGCTCCGCAAGTGCACTGTTATATCTAAGGTTATAGATCTTATCCTTATGCGCTGCTGTCTTCCTCTTAAATTCTCTTGTTTGCTCATTATCTATCATTATGCGAGCTAAGAATTTCTCATATTCAACGTGCGCTCTAAGCTTTCTCGTAAAGGGTAGAAGCAGGACTGCTCCCCCCACATATCCATTCTTACTTATATGCATTATGCTCCTCCAATATTATCTATTTGTTCTTGTAGGATAGAACTTATTGATTGTGTTCCACCAATTCCTGCATCATCAGGATTCTTAGGTGACATTGCATCTGCCACCACAGCATCCAATACTAACTTAGCAGAAGATAAACACTGAGGAGGCGCGCCAAATTTATCAGCATTAGTTCTATCTGCATTTTCTAGAAATTCTGATGTAGATATACAATCATCGTTCTCATCTATGATTTGATCCATGGCCGCGCCCATTTCTGAGATATCTCCATCTTTATCAATATCTTTATCAGATGATGATTTAGGAGGACATTCTTCTCCCATTCCTTCACACTTACAATTAAAGTCTTGTACCATTGGCTTATATCTCTTAATATCCCATAATTTCTTAGGAGGGACGCACAGGAGAAAACAACGAAATTTATTTAGTTTCTTATTGATTGGTCCAGATTTTTTTAAGCAATCTTTACTCTTAGCCTTAAAACGTCTCTTACCGCATGCTTTCTTAAAGAACATAATTATACCGTCTAAAGGATATGCAATCATCATCCTTAAAGGATTAATAATGCCAAGATCTACAAGATATTTAGCCCAGAGAATATTCCAGAAGAGCATCTGGATCATCTCTATAATCATGTTAGATTTGCTCTCTTCAAAATCTTCTGCAAGCTTTGTACTAGCATCAACAACGGGAGCATTTGGATTGGAAAGATCTGGATTTGCTGAGTTCCATGCATCTGCTGCGGCCCTAGTAATATCACTACAATTCATAAATGGGCCATCAAGCTTACCATTTCCTAATCCAGCTAGAAAAGGATCAGATCCTGTATATAGAGTAGGAGCATTATCTACAATAGCGAGCGCCGTATCAAATACATCTCTATTAATATTATCTGTACCACCAAGATTCTGAACAGCATCAGCTAAGGCAGATCCTGGAGTAACAGGGATATTCATATCCTTTGTTAGATCATCTATCATATCTTCCATCTGTTCTACGAGATCTTCCATTTCTCCTACGTGCGCTAAGATATTCTCTTGCTCATTACGAGCTTGCTTCTCATCAGGATGTACATAGTCTTCTCCTGACGTAGAGACTGCTGAAAGTGTTGTATCTTTTAGGGAAAATTTAACCCTTCCTAATACTTTCAACTGATCTGCTATCTCTTGCGGTATTTCTCCCCCAACAAGATTATTAATATCAAAGTGCTTCTTATTACTATCAGCCATTAGAAGTTACTCCTTCCATCAAACAAATGTCCGATACTTCCTCGTGATCCAACTCTAGGCATTGTTATTCTTTTTGGCATAGATACTCTTTGAATAGGCTTTTCTGGATCTCTGATTGCAGAATATGTATTATATACCTGCTTCTTTGTCTGAATAGTTCCTTCAACTTCTTGCTCCCTTCTAGGATAATCTCTTAACCTAGGATCATTCATAAAGACAATAGGAAAAGTTGCAATGTTTCTAATTAAATCACCATATTCTTTCTGGAAGCCATAGACTGCTAAGTTAAATGCATCGAGGATATGATCTTCTCCCTCATAACTGAAGTCTCCTCTAGAAGTAACATTCTTAACCTGATATCCTCTCATTTGGCCAACTAAGCGAAGTTGCTCGTCTTCCTCTTTAGGAAGAACAAACATTCCTTCTTCTAGATTAAGTACAGAGAAGTTAATCATCATAGACTTATTACGCTTCTTAACAGTTGAGCCAAGTATAGGGTCATAGTGCTCCACAGATGCTCCAGAATCTATTACCTTAAGCTTCCTATTCATTTGTAGTTCAGGATGCTTGTTTCCATAATATGTTAGTTCTTCTATATTGGTGTCACCTGCACCATAATCTACATAGACATAATCTACTTTAAACATCTTCATTAGGCGAATAATTTCTTCCCTAGTCTTTCTCTGAGTGGCTTCTTTAGCTCTAACTCCTCTTCTATAGAAGAGACGATATTTTCCTGTGAAGTCTATAGAGACATCTTGTCCCTGATCATCATCATAGAAGTCAATAATAGTTTGCTCTTTGCAGAACTCTAACATAACTATTTGACCCCCATTAACATAGCTATTCCAGTCTACACCAATAATGTAGATATTACCTGGATTCTGCTCAAACCCTGGATCAAAGATATCTGGATTTGACATATCAACATTTCTAGCATATTTCTTAAGAGACTTAGCTATTAAGTGATTCTTATATACTCCACCAAATTCTTCGCCAAATTCTGCACCATATTCTCTCTCAAAGTTAGCTGCAGAGGTAATAGCTCTAACCTGATATTCTGTGGACTCCGTGATAGGCTTACCAAGTTCTTTAGCTTGCTCAATTGACATCCAGTTTGTATTAGCAGGATGCCAGGATGGAGCATGTAGAGATAACCACCCAAGTTCGTCTCCCCTAGTTGACCATTCATAGAACAATTCTCTTTTACCTGACGGAGTAGAACATATTCTTAATCGACACTCGGTATGAGTAGTCCAAATAGGCATAATGACCTGCTCTATGATTTCTCTAGGAATAAAGTCCATCTCATCTAGAAAGACCATATCTGCAGATAGTCCACGAAGTGAAGTACCACGGTTACTTGAGGAAATACCAATTGTGTATCCCTTAATAATAGATCCATTGTCGAATTCTATAGTATGAATATCTGAGGTACGTATCTTAGCTATCTGTTCTCGTAGTAAAGGAGAGTCTGCTATTAGTGATGTATAAGTATTCCAAAGCTCTTTAATCTGAGTCTCATATGGAGTAGCAATAATTACAGTAAATGGCTGCTGTTTAGCTCTTCCTTCTTCAATCATACGCACAATTGGATAAGCGCTACACCACCATAAGGTATCTGCACACATTGTTACTGAATTGTGTACTATTATGTCATTTACTATAAAGTTATGATACGGCCATACTTCTAGATCAAAAGTTTCTTCATCACATATATAGTCGACAGAAATAATTTCATCAAAGAAAATATCAGAATTACAAAGATCAAGTAAACCTTCATCTTCAACGGATTTAGCATAATTAATAAACTTAGACTTAGATGTTCTTTTATATTGCTTTCTAATATCATATTTTCTAGGACACTTAATATTGAACATATCTATTATATCTTCAGTAGGTAAACTATCAAAATAAGAATCTTTATCATCTCGAGTGGATATACTATCTTTAACTTTTTGACACGCGTCTTCCTTTCCAAAAATACCTATTTCATGTATAAATTTAAGAATATCAGACTTAGTCCTAATGCATATTTGGAATGCTTTCTTTAATGTACCGTTATATTTTATATTTCTTTCAGTTATAAAATATCGTATGCCAAAGCGTGTAAGTAAATGACCTACACCATATGCTAAATCTTCACTTACAGAACAATAACCTATTTCACAGTTACCAGATTTACTATTAGAGTTACTAACAGATGCCCATCCATCACATGCAAATAAACGAGAAAGAAATAAAGCTTGTTGTCTCTTAGATACTCGCATAATTTCATTTGGAATGAATTTTGTATGAGAGGTTTTACCAAATAATCCAAGATTTTTAAGATAGGTTAAAAGAGAATTCTTTCCTCTTGTTCCATTCTTATTTTTAATTCCATGAACATAATATTCCTCATATCCATTTTTTTTCTTGATAATTCTATAGGTACATCCATTAAAAAAAGGAATAATATCCTTAAATTCATCTTGGACACATTTAATATTATTTCCAAAAGTAATATATGATGTAATACAGCCGTCACTTAAAAGATATGCTAAGGTTTTAGCCTGAAAATCAAATATATCGCATGATATAGGTATACCTAGATCTATTTTAGATGGAACAGCAATATTATCTCCAGATTTTATTTCACCCAAATGTCGCCACCCAGTTGGTGTTAGAAATGGATGATTTTCTGTCGCGTCAATCCTTCTACCAGATTTAGTTACTAATCTATAAATTGGTTTAATCCCATTAGATACGCATTTAGTCCGATATGTGGGATCAAATCTATATTTATCATCTAAGGAAACAACACTAAAGCGCTCTTTATTTACAAGCGAATTTACTTTAACTAATTCACCTAAGCTATTGACAATTAAAGAATTACCCCGAAGACACTTACCCATACGACGACCATAACGTAAGATTATTCGTCTATATTTTCTAGTTTGAGCTATTACGTCTCTTTGATATTTCCTGAGCTTTAATGGTTCTTCTTTATCATTAGGATCTCGTAGGAAGGCCTCACACCACTTAGCAGCGTCTGTGAATAGTTCTAGAATTTCTGTGCTATCTATATTCATTAATGGCCTCCCTCAAAGATAGAGCCCTGAATTATTTTATTTTCTTTTTCTTTTCCAATCCAATCTGATCTCATATTTTTCCTTAGGAATGAGAATAAGCTGCCTCTTGGCCAAATGCACTTCTTCCATTGATATACGCCTTAGATATAGCAGACACTGCTCTCTGCCTTTCTGTTGCAGCTCCAGTTGTCATATAGCTCATCGCCAGCCTTCCTCCAAGTTCTGGCATAAAGCGCGCATGGAAATTATCCATTATTCTATTACCTTCATGAACTAATAGATTTCCGATAGGTTGTGCAACAGCTTGGGTAACGTCCCACAATAAAGAGGCTGCACCAATAAAGGCAAATCCTTTAGCTGCAAACAATCCTAAACGAGCCGCCCCCCCTAATGCTGCAGTGCCACTTCCTATACCAATAGATTTAATTGCTGCTCTCTTTCCTGCTGCTCCACCAACAGTCTTGGTTAATCCTGCTGCCTTTGCCCGAGCAGCGATTGCCTCTGTTCCTATAGTAGACATAGAAAATCCTTTACCTGCAGTAGTCTTAACTGCTGATCCTCCTGCAACTCTTATAATATCATCAACTTTGCCAGTTAGATCGCCATATGTACCAATAAATTCTCTAGTACTGACCCTTCCCATAATTTTCTCTCTAAGAGCGGCAGAACTTACCTGCGCTAAATCTTGAGCTTCATCAAGCCAGTCTACTATATCTTGTCTAAACATTTTAGATAGTTGATTAGCCTTACCTGCATGGTATCTAGATTTCATAGCAGCAGTAGTCATATAGTTTTGACCAGCACCTCTTCTAATATAATTCATGAACCCTGCTGGCCTTGTGCCGCCTATAGATCTCTTCATACTATCGAAATAACTAAAAAGGGTATTATCTAATTCACTAGTAAATCTTCTAACTTGTTGTGATCTTCTAAGGTATCCTCCACCAATGTAATTATTCGCATCCCATGCCTTTGAAAGAGGAGAAACAGATGCGCCTATTCCTTTCATTACTCCGCCGTGTTTGAATGCCTTCTTAACGTTCCTTGTGTACTTACTAAGATTCATATCTTGGAATTTAATTGGCATCCATACTCCCTTGGATACTCCAAAGAAGGAGCCTCCGTAAATACTTGGCGAAGTTGTATATTTAAACTTAGCTATCTCAATAGGATTAAGATAACCTAAGAGTTCTTGAGTCATTGTAGGATTCTGTGAATCTGCTGCATAAGGATCATATGGCATTTTTAATATCTCCCGTGTCTACCTTGGTGTAATGCTTGTGCAAGGCCATTGGTCTGGCCATATTTATCCATTCTAGCGGAACCATGAGAGTAGCCAACTCTAGTTTGCATTAGGATATTTCTTGATTTTCTTTGATCTTGTAGATATCGTTCAGACATAATATCTTGAGCGGCATTCATAGCTCCCCTCATCATACCTACTCCAATCATTGCAGCACCTGCTGCTACAACCATTCCACTCACACCAAGTTTTCTAACTGGACCAGGAATCGCTCTTCTAGCTACATTTAAGCCATATCCCAACTTCTTAAAGGGAACGCTAGCTTTACCAATAAGCTTCTTAGTCCTTACTGCAGTATTATATACCTTATCTCCAGTAAATCGAGCTGTCTTCATAGTAACAGTCTTATTAACATTGTTCATCATTCTATGAACTGTTCTAGCGGTACCTTTCCTTGCTTTATTGAAAGGGCTATTAACATTTGTAACTTGCTCTGGTGCTGGTAAAGCGAGTCGTTGCTTAAAGAACATATTCTGATAGAATGTCTTTTGTTCTTGGCTTTGAAACAATGGCATTAGTACCTCCTATGGCCAATAGCATGACGATATTGATTAAGGGAGATATTCTTTCTTGTCATACTTTCTACAGTAGTAAGTGTACCTGCTCTAATAGAAGAGTGATACTGCCTTAGTGACTTTCCAGCAGCTTTACTCAATTTAACAGGAGAGCCAAAGTCTGTTAATCTTTCCTGTATCATATCGTATCCTCTATCATACTCCCTAGGAATAACTGGACCATTAAAGGATCCAGCTATCCTGGATACTCCTGCTGAAGCAAAGTTCCAAGCTATTACACTTAGACCTATTTGAACACCACGAGACATCCAACTTTTATTTTTCCAACCAATTTTACCTTTAAGAAAATCCTTAAATTTCTTTGGCTGAATCCTTTTATTTACACTAGGTCCAACAGTAGAGACATTTTTACCTTTGACTGTATGTCTATTTCCTTTGGTATTTCTATTTTTAGCTACAGAATCTCTAACTCTATTAGCTTGCTCGCGCTTAGATACCATTTGAGAAGTAGATACCTCTTGATCAAATACATTGATTCTTTCTTTATCTTTCCAGAATTTAACTATCTTCCTCCCCATTGTTGTCTGAGAGAACCAACTAGCTAAATTCCTACCTTCTGTCATTATGGTATGTACATCGCGAGATTCAATCAGTGCCATCGTCAGATTTATCCTCTATTTTATTCTGCTTTGATCTAGCATTAGCTAGGGCTGCCTGCATAACTAATGTCTCAATAGTTCCAACATCGTTCTGCATTCCATACTTCTTCTTAGCTCTACGTGTAGCTACGAAGCTATCAATAATCTGATGCTTTAATCTCTTAAGATCAAGCTTAATCTCAAGCGTTGGAGAAATTTCTTCCTTAACCTGAGTAACCTTGGCGACCTGTTGCTCAACCTTCTGAGTAACTAGGCCATCCTTTAGTGCACCAGATGATCTCATATCTAAAAGCTTGGTATCAATAAGGTCCCATAGCATTTCCATCTCTATCGGATCATCTCTATCTATTCCCAAGCTTTGCACTACATCTGACTCAAGCTCAAGGACTATCTTCTTCTCCACTGGACAAGGATAGCCTTGAGGAGCCATATCATTATTTGCAAGTATACATACATTTCTATACGGACATGTATATAAATTACAAGTCATAATTAAGGTATTAGTACTTGTATATTGCCTCATACCCTTAAAGGCTTCTATTACTTTCTTGAGCTTCTTCTTATTAGTTAGAATTTTCTCCGCAGCTTCATCTGGATAGACAGCTAAGAGAGCCTTAACATCTGGATCATCCTGCTTTAGGATATCAAGATGTGTCTCAGCTGAGTTATCCCTTAAATTTAAAGACATTGTCTCCTCCTTATTTATTCCAAGGCCATTTGAATACTTTACCACACACTGCCACGGGCCTCCTAGGATAAGGATTAAAGTTTCCATCCTGATAGACCATTACTCTTCTACTGTCTTCTCTCCCATCTGGCATAGCGAATATCTTATTGAATCTATTAGATACATGAATTATATTCTTACCAGGATAGTAGATTACTTGTCCAATTTCATAGTACAGATATTCTTGAACAAAGTTAAATACATCCATAATATCTGCACTAGGACAATGTAGATCAGCTGCACCTGTTCCTCTAGGATTAGCATCGCTCCAAGCAAAGTGATCTGATGTTAATGATGCAGGGTATCCTTGCTGCTTCAATTTCCTATAACTCTCCATATTTCTCAGTCCAGAAGTCACTATTACTGGCCCAAATTTATTCCGTATAGGTTGAAGAACATCTCGACAAAGTACCTTAAGGCAGAAGATTTGCTCTTTAGTAGCTATAATATTCATACCTGCAGAGACTGTAAATTCATTTAAATAGAAGTTCTTTGATAGTTTCATCGTCTGTCCTCCACAAAGTCATTTAGTTCATCTTTAAACTCATCATTTAGCTTATTCAATTGACGAAGTGCATCTTTCTCAATGTCTTTGGCCTTTTGAAACATTTCAAAACATATATCTTCAAGTGTTGGAGCAATCGTCTCCAAGTTCTTTATTCTATCTTCAACTGTAACTGTCATGCCACTATAAGGATATAGATCTGTTACATGATCTCTACCAATAGCGGTCAATGTTGCTACCTTATCCTTAACATATAGTGAGTACTCTGTGCCGCTGAGATCAACAAAGCCATTCTCTTTAAATGATCTCCTAACCTCATCTTTAACAGATATTAAAGCATTACCAAGGACTCCTTGATATAGCCTATACTGTTTATTTTCCTCATCAATGTCAGGATCTCCCTCCCTACGCTCTTTTAAGGTATCTCTATATGATGATAATATCAAACTCTTAACAGCTAAAAGCTTCTGCTCTGCTACATTCATTTGATCTTTTAAGATATTATTCATTATTCTAGCTCGGCTAACTTCATAGCGTTCTCTCTTACTCATCATGAGTAATATGCAATCGCCACAGTTACGCTTTCGAGATCGACCAAATGAAATCTTGGGACCACCCATTTGTATGCTAAACTTCCCAAGAAAAGCTAGAGCAACCACTGCTATTACAGCAAGGACACTTAGCGATATCTGTGCCACTAAGGGCAATCCAATGAACCATACCAACATAACTTAACACCCTCCTTAACTAGATCGCGGTGTCCGTCTAGTCCAAGAAGGAACCATAGCAGTATGTCGTTGAACCATAAAGCTTTTCTGATCGCCGAAATATACATAGCGAACAATTGCTGAATAACCAGCTGCAAAGTTATCTGTAGTTAAATTTACATCATATTGATATGGAAACCTAAGATTAAGAGTAGTATCACTATGTACAGTCTGCACTACTCCATTACCACTCATGGTCACCTGTGGATCAGTTGTACCAACTTCATCAAGAGGAAGGTCAATCTCCACTGATCTAATCTCGATTCCACAACCATGACGCCAAGGTATTGTTCCTGATGCACTTGCACCTTCTAATACTATTTGTTCCATGTCGAGTTAATCTCCTGTTTTTTATTAAAATCATTGAGCCAAATTTGGCGCATTAATGGCGTATCTAATACACCTGAAGGTAATTCGTGTTCCCAGCCGCCGTCAAATCCTGGACCAAAGGCCATATCAAAGCTTCCACTTGCTGCCATGAATTACCTCCTTATTTTATATATTCTTGTCTACTACCTCTATCGTCTCTGATGTAGTGTAGATCAAATTCTTTAGCTGAGGCATCTCCAGAATAGCTATCAGATGCACCAACTCTATATATTTTTACATCCATGAACCACGACACACCAAAGCCAGATAACTCAGTAGCTCCACTAATAACTGGGAATTCTGTTAATTGTAAGATAGAGCCAGACGTATAGGTAAACTGTCTAGCTTCAGATGGGGTAACTCCTGTAGTCCATGAAGGAACTTGACCTCCATTATTGTATACTCTATAATCCATTCTCCAAGCTGGATCTGCATCTTGATTCTGTATCCAGTGTAAGTGTGGATGAACATCTGTTCCTTGTGCCCAATCATGCTGCATCTGAACTATGATGTTAACAACATCACCAGATGTAGCATTACTTTCAAAGTCTACTGTGTTTTCAGAAAAGTTGTAATCGACTCTGCCGCCATCAACGTCAATTCGAGAACCAGTAAATGGAAATCTAAGGTCATCCCATGCTCTACCGCTCCCGTGTCCACGTAAAAATCCAGTATCTTCCTGAAACTCAGTATAGTTACCGTTATCAACATCGCCAAACTTAAAGCCGCCAGATGTATTTAGTCTATCTGTCTTATTCCAATATCCTGATGCGTAGTTAAAAGCTAAGATATAATCATTATAAGAAATCCCACCATCAACATCAGAGAGTTCTTCTATTGTACAATTTGATTGAGGATCAACTAGAACTTTACCAGCTACAGTGGAATTTAGAGACCATCCTAGTTTTATTGAATGGTTAGGCGCATTAGGCTCTATCATAGTTAATGCACCAGAAGTAGTAGGAGAAAGCCATAGACCAGAACCATCACCGAGTGTTGAGGTATTCATTCCAACAGTACCTCTAACAGTCACTAATCCTTCTTGGTTAATATCTATATCATGAGTAGCTATACCAATTATATTGTGGATATTTTGATAATCTACACTAGCTATAGCTGGTTCAACCGTAGGCCTATTACCATGAGCTCCCGTTATTGCTACAACGGTACCGTTATCTATTTGTGCATTTGTTTTATTAACTACTCTAATATAAGTCTCCTGACCTAATTGTAATGTTACATCAGGCATATCTACATACAAACCAAATGTATGGTTATCACTATCATAGAAGACTCTACCTTCTCTCCAAGCTGGAGCAGATAGACCACTTGCAAAGTCTACACCAACAAGACCACTTACACTATCACTAGCTACAATACCATTTGTATCTTGAGGCCAAAAATTAGTTTCACTATCAAAGAAATCTTTAAAGCCAGCCCTAAGATCAGCTGCTGTAATATCTCCAGTAACGTTATTAGCATAGGTACCTGATGGATCTATATATAGACCACTAAAATTAGCTTTACTTAGAATTGCCATTTGTTATACACCTCTCAATTTTATTTACTACATAATCTTCAAAAAGGGGTTCATTATACTTAAATACAATTAGTTGGTAGCCATTCTTTTTAGCTAATCTATGCTTCCTCTTATCTCGTCGCTTCTGATCTTCAAACTTAGTCTTAGTTCTATGGAAGTATGGAGTAAACTGATAATGCTGGATACCGTTATATTCAATAAGGACATCCTTAGATCTAATGTACATATCGAACTCTAATAGGACCCCTTTTTTCGATACAGCCCATATAGGATGATAACCAGTGTATACATTCTTAGGACCATAGAATTTCTCAAGCACTTTAGCGAGTTCTATCTCGTGCTTATGAAATTTCTTCCTTATATATCGTGTAGAGCTTCCGTTCTCTCTCTTCTTTAGGCGATAACCATTAATTGAAGAATCCCACATGAATGTCTTCTTATGTCGTTTACAGAGAGCGTCACCCTTGGTACAGAATCTTCTACATATAACACATCTACTTTGATCCATATGGAATTTTTTCCTTACAAATCCTGCTCAATAGGTAGTATAGTCATATCTAACTGGGGTATATAAAAAATGGGTGCGCCCAGGTGAGTTTAGACTATGATACGTATAGGAGAAAGGAGACAGTATGAAAAAATGTTGCAAGTGTAGAAAAGAAAAAGATATTTCTGAAGAATTATGGACGCGCTAAAAGGACGGTCAAAATCCAAGAAAACACTAGAATTAATTGGATGTAGTCTATCTGAATTAAAGAAGCATCTACAAGAAACAGCTATTAAGAATGGATATCTTGATTTCGATATTGAGTCCTACTCTGGTCACGAATACCACATTGATCATATAGTTCCGTGCTCTAAATTCAATCTGAGTTGTTCTTACCATCAACGTATATGCTTTAATTTTAAGAACTTACAAATATCATCAGCTAGAGAGAATCTAAGAAAGAAGGATAAATAAAAGTCAAGCGGCCAGAATAGCCGCTTGACAGGAGGAGAAAGGAGGTGCGGAAGGGGGCCATTTCTGACCCTCCTTCTATAGTATAGTTGGATTTAGCAACCTCGTGATCCCTTCTTCTTTTTCTTCTTCTTCATTTTTTTATAAGCCATATTACTTGCCTTTCTTCTTAGGCATCTTAGCTGGCTTAGTCTTTCCACCATGCTGTCTCTTAAGCTTCTCAATAGCTTGGTTAATCTTCTTTGCTGGATCATGTGTTCCTGCCATAGTAATCCCCTTTAGGTTATGTTATTTTTCAGAATCTCCTGGTACAGGACATCCTAATGCCTTAGCTCTACGCTTGATTCGGCTTTCTAATTGCTCTACTGAAATTGTAAGTCCTTTTCCATGCGACCTTAATTTCCAAGCATCTTTTACATCTTTACAATTATTGATAGGATACTTAGGCTGATCTCCAGATGTCTCACTAGCCTTAACTGCGTAATATTCCTTCTTAGCATCATCAATCGCTAGGTCATCCTCCAAATCGTCTTCAGAGCTATCTTCTAGATCAATGCCTAGATCTTCGGCCTTATCCTTAAGAGAGTCAAAAGATCTCGAAAGAAGGGTTTCCCTATCTGGACACTTAGCTTTGGTTTCTTCGCAATGACCGACGATCTTATCGACGAGGTCGCTAACTTCCCTATCAACCTCAGCACCAACGAACCTAATGACACTGTCTTCGCTCTTGATCTTTTGGCCAATACCACTGCCAAATGCTGTTTCTGTAGTCCCATAGGTCTTTCTCTCTACTTTTCCATCATCTGTTACTGTCTCATAACTTACAGCAGCCATACCCTTGATTGTCTCTCCGCTATAACTGCTCTTATAAGGTGCTCTAGCATATACATCAATGGATATAACTCTTTCCTTCTTAGTTATATCCTTGCCATCAACGCTTAACTTTGTACCTGTAATTGTTCCATCGGTACTTATCATTATATCTGCCATAATTTCTTCCTTTATTTAATCCTGAATTAAATAATTCCCTTACGAGAATAACTGCCACTTCTCTTGTAGCTGATCTTAATATATATCTCCACATGGAGTTCCTCTCCTAGTATAGGGTATTAAACATACTTCTCATAAAGATCAATAGAATGATTAGTAATATCATCCATTCCAAATTTGCCAGTCTTAGCCTTTAACCATACCAATAGGCCAATAAATGGATTCCTTGGTCCAATTCCATTCGCCTTAGCAGTATGAGCATATCCACCTTTAGATTTCCTAAAGAACCACTTTGGTGGAAGGAACGGAACTATATCCGTCTTCATATAAGTCCTAATAGTATTAGGTACCCTCTTATTATAGCTCTTAACGAAAGCCTTATTCCCTACTGCAGGATTACCACTGGGGAAGCACTCTACTTTATTAGTAACGTTATATTGTATATCTACTGCACATAGAGTTGCTAACGCGCCACCCAAGCTATGTCCACATACTAATATACTATCCCAATTATTTCTATTTCTAGATAACTCCGCATGAATCTCACCACGGACACTTTTATATGCCGAAATGAAGCCCTTATGTACCTGAATAGTGCTATCTCTATTCCCATATGGATAGTCTGTATGCCAAGCATTAAAATCTGTTAGCCAATCTTTTGCCTGTTGACTACCTCTAAATGAAATAACCATTAGTCTTCCAGTAAGGAACATAAAGCCCTGTGTATCAGTATTGCTATTTTCTATAAACTTAGCTGGAGGAAGAGTCTTATGGAGCTCCTCCTCATTTAGCCTAGCCATCTTTGAGAAGTATAGCGATAGTAATACCTTCTTCTTATCTACCTTCATAATATTACCCGTCCAATATGCTTCGGCCTTTAGGGAATGGACGACCAGCATGATCTACACGCTCGCCTGTACTTCCAAAGCCACCTTGATCCCTATCACTCTCTGGATCAGGTAACACATCGACAATCTTAATTTCATCAATGCATACAGGACATGCAACTAACTGTGCAATCTTATCACCCAGCTTAATAGTCTTAGACTCTCTAGATAAATTAACTAAGATTACGCCAATCTCATTCCTGTAGCCTTCATCGATTGTTCCTGGTGTGTTTAGTACTGTTAGTCCTTTCTTAAGGGCATTTCCTGATCTTGGTCTCACCTGTAGCTCATACCCAGCCCCAACAGTAGCACGGACACCTGTCCCTATAAGGACTCTCTCAAGGTAGCTAAGCTTTAAGCTTCCTTCCCAATCCAGGTGCTTAGCGATTGCTTCATCACCTTCTATTAACTTCTCTCTGTCTCCACCTGTATGGGTATAGATCTGCTTAAAGCTATGTGCCACCAGATCTAGCCCACTATCTGTAGAGTGTTCCCTCTTTGGAACCTCTACTCCCTTATCTAACTGTACCTTTATTCCTTCCATCTCTCTTCTCCTTATAATATTTTGTCACATATTCTGAGGTATGAGGGACTATACATTTACTACAGTCCTTCCTTCTTCCTCTTGCTAATTTTATCCACGTTGGCTTACCACTACACTTTGGATCGTCATACTCAGGACAATAGCAGAATTCACAACTAAAGCCCTGAGGCAGACCCGTATGACAAGGATAAGCTTCACATACATTTGCCATTATGCACCCACTGTAGTTAATTCACACGCTATCTAATTTTTTATTATTAGTTAGAATATTTTCTGTAATTAGTTTACATATCGCGTTTAATCTCTTCAAATTGCGATAGAATTAGTATACTCCTACATTTGATAGTTTATATTCTTTCTGAAATATATGTCTTATTTTTGGAAAGTTTAACTTAACGTAGGTATATATAGCGTCTTTGTCTGATATATCAAAGATGGTTGTTCTAAGTTCTATATCTATATTAGATGCTGCCTCTACTATTTTTTTAATAGAAGTTAAATATTTTTTATTACTTATATATATTCCTGTTAGTTCTGAAACATTAGTGACGCTCTTAATATCTACACTGATTGAATCTAAGAGATTTTTTTGTATAAGATTATTGACTATGTCAGGTAACATACCATTTGTGTAAAGTTTAACTTTAAGATGTAACGACTTAATATGTTTACATACTTGATCTATATCTTTATGAATAGTCGGTTCTCCCCCTAACAGTACCACTGCACTATGAAGAGGAGTTATATTTGTGTCTATTTTAGAGATTGCGTCTCCAATTATATCAGAAGTAATTCGATTATAATTATAGCAATGA